CACCACATCACACCATGGCTCGAAGAATCATTTCGCTTAGTCGATGCAGCCTGCGACCGCTGGGAACGTCGCCGCGCACAACTCGCCCGCAGGAAGGAAGAAAATGAACGCGCTCATTCTCACCTACCTAGTGCTGATCGTCCTGACATTCATTGTCATAGTCATCTTGGAAAACAATGACGACGGAGGCGCCGCCTAAATGAAACGCACCGTCCCGCAAAGCCCCGCCACCGAGCGCACCGTCCTCGGTTCGCTCATGGCCGATCCCAAACTTTGCGACGAAGTCTCCGGCATCCACGCCGATCTTTTCTACACGCCCGCGCATCGCCTCATCTACGAGACTATCGCCGAGGTCCGCGGTGAAGGCGGCACGCCGAACGTCATCGCCGTCACGCAGCGCATCGATGCGCAGCACAAGCTCAACTTTGTCGGCGGCGCCGGCGCCCTCACCGAGATGCTCGGCGACTACGCTGGCGGTAGCGCCGCGGTCGAATATCACGCGCAAACCCTGCGCGACCTCCACGCCCGCCGCCGTATCATCGACGCCTCGGTCGCCATGCAAGCCGCCGCCCAGGACATGGCCACCGATGCCGACAGCGTCCTGCAGCAAGCCGGCGAGAGCGTCCTCAGCCTTTCCCTTACCACCGCCACCGACAGCATGCGCGCCCCGAGCGCCATCGTCCCGGGCCTCCTTGAAGAGCTAGAAGCCCTCATGGCCGGCGGTCGCAAGCTCGGCCTGCAGACCGGCATCCGCGACTTCGACCAAGTCACCGGCGGACTCCGCGGAGGCCAGCTCACCATCATCGCCGGTCGCCCCGCCATGGGTAAGTCCGCGCTCATGCTCAACATGGCCGACAACATGGCCCGCCGCGGAGTTCCGGTCGTTTATTTCTCCCTTGAGATGCCCGCGAACGAACTCGCCGCGCGCGTAGTCCTCGGCCGCGCCGAGACCAACACCGAGATCATCCGCAACGGATTCCTTACCGCCTCAATCAAGCACAAGATCTTTGACGCCGCCACGCAGTTCAGCAACGAACCCCTCTACGTTGATGACCGCGGCGGTCTCACGCTTCTCGACATCCGCGGCCGCGCCCGCCTCGCCGTCCGCCGCTGGGGCGTGAAGTGCATCTTCGTTGATTACCTCCAGCTCGTCAGCCATTCCGGCGCCCAAAGCCGCGAGAACGAAGTCGGCTTCGTCTCCCGCGGGTTGAAAGCCATGAGCATGGAATTGGGCATTCCAGTAGTCGCCGCCGCCCAGGTTAACAGGCAGGCCGAAAACCGCAGCGACAACCGCCCAAAACTTAGCGACCTCCGCGAATCCGGCAGCATTGAGCAGGACAGCGACATCGTTTGCTTGATCCATCGCCCCTCGTATTACGCCGTGCAGGACGAGGAACCGGAAGTCCAAGACGCCGAGCTGATCGTGGCCAAGCACCGCGCCGGCCGCACTGGAACGCTCAACCTCACATGGCGTCCCTCGCTCACCCGCTTCGAGGGCACCGCGCCGGTCGGCCGCACCAGCGACAGCGATGGCTCGGTCTACGCACCGGCGAAACAACTTTGGGAGGCGATCAATGAATAGTCGCGCGAAAGGCGCCCGCGGAGAGCGCATGTGGCGCGATGAGCTGCGCGAAGCCTTCGGCGACTCCGGTATCCGCCGCGGCCAGCAGTTCAGCGGTCTCGGCGACTCGCCCGATGTCGTCTGCCCGTGCCTCCCCGACTTCCACTGGGAGGTGAAGTTCTGCCAGGTCGTGAAGATCCGCGACTGGATGGCCCAAGCCATCCGCGACGCCAAGGCCAAGCTCTTCCCGGTCGTTGCCCACAAGCGCAACGGCGAGGAGTGGTTCATCACGCTGCGCGCCGCTGACTTCCTTACCATCCTTCGCCGCTCCGATTTTCTAGTCCCAACACAAACACAACCAACCAACGCATAAATATGCCAAACAAAACCCTAACCACACCCGTGGGCATCGCCCGCTATCCTCACCTCAACCGTCCCGACACCAAGTTCGACGACGTGGGAGTGTTCAAAGTCAACCTCGAGCTAACCGCTGAGGAAGCCGAACCGTTCATCAAACAAGCTGAGGAGCTTTTCTCCGCGTTCGTCGCCGAGAAAAAGGCCGAGCTGAAAAAAGACAAACTCAAGCTCCACGCCGCGCCGTGGGAAGACAATGACGGTCTCGTCCAGTTGAAGCTCAAGGTCAAAGCCGTGGGCAAAGACAAGGCCGGCGAGACCTACAGCCGCGCGCCGAAGCTCTTCAACGCCTCCGGCGACATCATCACCGACAACATCGGCGGCGGCAGCAAGATCCAAGTCGCGGTCGTGCCTTACTGCTGGTACACCGGCACGCTCGGCGCCGGCATCACGCTGCAGCCCAAGGCTGTCATGGTGCATGACCTCGTCACTTGGGGCGATGGCGGCAGCGCCGTGGCCTACGGCTTTGACGTGAGCGAAGCCAAAGACCAGCACGTTGAGCGCGAGCTGCGCATGGCCAAGACCGGCACCGACGACGAAGAGATCACCTGGTGACCCTCATGCCAGCGAAAAACACCACAGTCAAAAGGGGGGCGGCAAAACGCCGCCTCCCTTCGGCCAAAGCCGCCAAGCCCGCCGAGCCGGATCGCTTCACCGAGGACGGACGCAAAATCGTACGCCTTGAGAAGACCCGGGCGCATCAAAAGTATCCGCTGAAAGACGGCACCGACGTTCCCGGCGCCTCAACCATCGCCAAGATCGGCGAGGACAGCAGCGGCCTCATTCATTGGGCATGGAAGCTCGGCATGGAAGGTCAGGACTACCGGAAGGTGCGCGATAAAGCCGCCGACATCGGGACCATCGCCCACTTCCTCATCGAGTGTTTTCTCCACAACCACGTTGCCGACCTCTCGGAGTTCTCCCCGGCAGACGTTGAGAAGGCCACCATCGCCTACAACAACTTCCGCCGCTGGTGGGACAGCGAGGGCTTCACCGTCATCGAGCCGGAAGTGCAGCTCGTCTCCGAAGAGTTCCTCTTCGGCGGCACTATCGACGCCCCCGCGCGCGACCGCGACGGCAAGATCGTCCTGCTCGACTGGAAGACCTCCAAGGCCATCGTCCCCGCGCACAAGATCCAGTTGGCCGGCTACGAGCAACTCTGGAACGAGAACCGCCCCGACATGAAAGTCCAGCGCCGCGGGATCGTTCGCATCGGCAAAGAGTCACCGGATGACTTCGAGGTGTCCTGGATCTTCTCCGCAGAACCGCTGTGGGAAAACTTCAAAGCCCGCCTCGCGCTCCACTACGCCAACCTGCGTCTCAAAAAAGCCGCCTGATGCAAACCGCCAAGCAAACACTAGATGCCGCGTCATCCGCCGTCTGCGGATCACGCAACGAGGACTACGGCTCGCCTGCGGATGACTTCGCAACGCAGGCCGAGATGTTCTCCAGCTACCTGTCGCGCACTAACGGCGCGCAGGTCTTGGTCACGGCATCCGACATCGCCGCGCTGATGATCTTGGTAAAGATCGCCCGCCAAGCGCACTGCCACAAAGCGGACAACTGGATCGATGTCGCCGGATACGCCGCGTGCGGTGCCGAGTGCGATGCCAGACAAGCCGACCTCGCCTAATGCCCCGCAGAAAATACATAGCAATCATTCGCCGGAAGTTGGGCCGCGAGAAAGCGGACGGCTTAACTCTCGGCGATGGTCGCGTGTATATCGACCCGCGGCAGAGCGGCATCGATGAGATGGACACAATCATACACGAGCTGTTGCACGACTGTTTCCCCCACCTTAGCGAAGAAGCTGTCGCCGAAGCCGCTGGCACAATGTCCCGCAGCCTCTGGCGCGATAAATGGAGGCGCGTGATCGAATGACCGCCGCCGGCTACACCCTCATCGGCCTCGCCTTGGGCGTAGTGCTCGGCGCCTTGGCTTCCTACGGCGCCATGTTTGCCTGGGCCATCCGCTGCGGCAAGGAGGAGGACGCGGAATGACCTTCACCCCGCTCGTCATCACGACCATCTGCTACGCCATCACTGCGGTGGGCTTTTGGCGCGAAGGAAACGCCGGTCTCGCTGTGGCTTTTGCCGGATACAGTTTTGCCAATTTTGGCTTCCTCTACATCTGCGTGAACGGACAGCCCTGACCTTATGACTAAGCCCCGCGACATGTACGACCTGACGAGTCATCCGACCGACACGCCAGAAATTAAGGCCAAGCTCAAGCAGGCTATCAAACTTTACAACGAAGTCGGCCGCGACCGCGCCAGCAACAATTTGCCCGCCCTCGCCGCCGCCTTCGCCGCGCGCAAGCGCAAACAATCCAAATGACTTTCAAGTTGCAGGCTCAAGCGGGTTCTCGCCGGCGTTCATGTGGTGTGACGCCGCGGACCATCTCCGGGATGCCCAGCTCCACCGAGCGAGACGAGTGGG